GTCGTATATTCCTCAAATACGTCAGACCAATAGTATCCGGAACCCAAATATGTATTACCATTATCGGATACATAAGAGTTATTATGCGCTTGATTTGTCTAGTTTTCTATTAATTCTGCTAGTATGCTAAACAAAATTAGCCCTAAAATTAGACATATTATGCCCAATAAATCCCAAATGAAATCATAGATTTTTCTTTTACAATATTCCCAAAATGTGAGTTTTTCGTAAATTTCAATCTTTTTTTTCAATTGTTTTCTCCTGATAGCTAGCGGGGCGACAAAATTTCCCCGCTAACCGTGTTTTTATGGTTATACAGAATTTTTTTAAAGTCAAGTCTTTTTTTTATGAACCTGTTAAAATAGTCTTTAATTTTTAATTAAAGCGGCTTTAACAGGTATTTTCAAATATTATGTTGTCTCTTGGTAATTTGTTCGTTTTGTTGATTTCTTCAAGGTGTTTTTTTATTCTTTTTAAGTACCATTGTTCCTTTATGTGTAAAGGTATTTCTTGTGGATAAGTTTCATTTAGTAGTTTTTCCCATAGTTGTTTACCTATTTTTATGTTTTGGTATCTCCACCGGTGATAATCTTCCCAATCTCGGTCTTCCCATTTCTTTTTAAAATATTTTGGTATTTTTTTAAGTTTTTGTTTGATTAGTATTCCTGAGTTTCTTTTTATTTCGTTAAAATTTGTATTAAAGTAGTGTAATCCAATGCCCGGCATTCTGGACATATTAATGTATTCTTGTTCTGGTTTTCCGTTTATTTTTATTGTTATTCTTTTTGTTTTGAGCTTTATTTCTCCTGTTTTTTCGTTTATTTCTTCGACGTCTATTTTTTTGTATTTTTTGTTTATTATTCCGGCTTTTTTTTGCGTGTATCTTGCGACGTAGCATGCGCTTTCGTATTCGAGGTTTCCGACGATGACAAATCCGTGTCCCCATATTCTTTGAAGTGTTTTTGATTTGTAAAGTGGTTGTTTATGGTGGTTATATTTATCAAATATTAAGTCTTTAGGTTTGTAGTTAAACAAGCATAAGTGATAGTGAGGGCGTCCGTTTTTTGGTCCGTATTCGCCGCACATTAAAAATCTTATTGGTGCTTCTAATTTTTGTGTAATAGGATTAAGCCAGAAATCTGTGCCGTTTTCTTCTTTGCGTAGTCTTTTCATAAATCTTACAACGTCTTTAGGCCATAGCGTCATTTCTCCGTTTTCTGTTAGCGGTAAGTTCCATTCTTGTTCTAACCCGCCTTTTCTTTTTTTATCTCTTCTTGCTGAATTGTATGTTAATGTTACAAAACAATTATCGTGCCAACATTGTGCTTCTGCCCATGCCCTCGTCGCCCATTCATTTGCGTGGTCTAGTTGGCATGCTAGGCATTTTCCGCAAGGTACTTTTATGTGGTAATGTCCCGGCCATTCTTGAAATTTTGGTTTGTTGAGTTGGTGTAATTCGTCTTCTGAATAGACATAAGCCGGGTATGTACTTCTTAAGTATAGGTGAAGAGGTGATGTGCAAGTCATTTTTACCTACTTTTTTTCTAAAAAAAAGGTCACCCCGTATACACTTGATATATAAGGGGTGACTGACACCAACTATAAAAAAATAGTTGGTGCGCGTCTTCCGCGCCTTTTCCTTTGGTCATATTAAACAAATAATTTTGCTAATTCTGCTATTGTTTCGTATGCTGTTGTGGCTTTTTGTGCCGATGTTATGCCTTTGCGAATTCTAGCTCCGCCATAGTCAAGGTCGTTATTAAGTCCTACTGTGTATGCCATTATTTTTCTCCAATCCAATTATCTATTATTTTCCAGAGGTTATGTTTTGAGCCTTTTGCCTCTAGTCTTTCTAGTAAATTCATTATTTTCCCGGCTTGTGTTATTCCTAGTTTTTCTGCTAGTTTTCCGTATCTTATTTGCGCCGTTCGTCCTGCGCTTTCGGTAGTTTGAGCGCGGTTTAAAAATACTTGTTCTTTTTTAACTTTTTCATCTGCTGCGGATGTTGCTTTTAGCTGTCCTTTTAAGGCTGTATCTGCTGCGGAATTTTTTGTCATTGCTTTTTTTAATGATGTATCCGCCATTGTATTTAAAATTGCGGATTTCATATTATCATCAATGTATTTGTTATTGGTGATTTGTGCTGTTGTCTGTGCGTCTAGTAATCCTGTTTGAGCGTTCGTCATTTTAGTCGAGTTAGCGAGGTTTCCAAAACCTGTTAGTACGTTAAGTAATCCGCTAAGGTCGCCCATCGGTGCGTTTACGCCTCCGCCGCCTCCGCCAGCTCCGCCTGTGCTTGCTCCTGGTCCGCCTGCTGAAAGTGCCGGATTTAGTCCTGCGGCTTGTAAATCTGCTACTTCCCATTGGTGTGCGTTTTGCATAGCTTCTTTTTGGTGTGCCCAATTTTGGTTTTGGAGCGCGGCATTGTATTTGTAGCTTGATTTTGCGGAGTTGCTTGCTCCTGTTAGGTCATTTACAATTCCGCCTATACTGCTGAATAATCCCATTACGTCTATTCCTCCCTAGGTAATATTTTTGTTTTTGCAATTCTTCGACGATTTGCGTGGTGCAGGAAGGCAAAGAATTGGGTTTGATTGTAACCCTTTTCTCGTGCAAACTGCTGGATGTAACTAAATTCAGTCTTTTGCATTCTGCCCATAATTCGTCTATTGTTTTAAGATTTTTACGCCAGCGGCGGATGTTGTTGTCCGCCGCTTTCATAATTTCTCTGTATTCTTCGTCTGGTTCCATTAGAATTTATCCAAGCCCGGAAGTGAGAATTGTGTAACCGGTGTAATTTTTGTTGTTTTAATACTGAAGTCAAAAATAAACTGGTCTGTAACTTTTGAAGTAACGGTTAATGTTCTATCTAAATACTGTGGTGTCTCAAGTAACCATTCTTGCGAGGCTACTGGAGCAGATGCATAGTAATCGGCGTAGTTCCATTCATCTAGCGGCTGTTTGTATGTCGGTGATAACATACCAGATACACGTTTATTTCCCTCGCGGTATTCTTGCCACGGCATTTTATACCCCCAAACTCCGTTATTGTATTCGTTTTGGTTCGGCATATATGCTACTTCTTTGTTAAGAATTGGCTGGCAACCAATATTATTGAATTCAGGCGTCCAGAAGTCTAGCGGTTTGAATTTCATATGCTGTATAGGGATAGCCTGTGCGTATGTGTGGTTTTGTCTGATGACAGCAATTCCCATGATTACGCCCCAATAGTCAAATGATTTAGTAAATACGTGATGACTATCTGATGTTGTTGAATATCCAGCAGGGTCTCCAAGCGGGCTTTCATCAGTAGATGATGAGGTTTGTAATACGCTGTCCATGTTAAGTGGAATACGTTTGCCGCCTAAATATTCGGGAATGTGAAGTGTAACTGCAGATGATACTACGCCATATCTTGCGCGTAAGATTTCTTTTTCACGTGTACCAAAAATTGCATTTCTTTCTAAGTAATGCTGTTCAGCTACAAGGGTACGCATGTCGTTCATGGTGCCAATTACGGCGTTTGCGAGGTTAATTGTTGTCATAAGCCCGCTGTCGCCGTTGCTTAATTGTTCTGCGGTCGGTACGCCTACAGCTCCGTAGAGTGTTCCCATTGTTGTGCCGTTTCCTACGTTTGTTCCTAGTGCAACGTTTCCTTGGTCTACTTTTGAGATTTTAAGTGTCGGACTGTTTTGAACTTGTCCGTTAGAAGTAACTGCAAAATTTGTTCCGTCGCCGGTAAACATGAGTGCTTTCCCTGTTCCGTATACGTCTGCTTCAACTTCTCCGGTTATGGGAATGCGTGAGGGGTCTCCTTTTTGCGGTTCAGGAATAATAGTAGATTGGTAGTCATGAAATCGGCATGCTTTGGCAAGTGTAAATTTTTGTAGTTCTGTGGAATATGGGTCGTCTACGACTTGTGTTAGGTTGCATACTGTATTATTGTTAAGAGTGTCCATATTAAAATTGTATTCGGATAGTGAGGCAACGCCTTGTTTTTTGATGATTACAGGTGGTATGTAGTTTTGGTCTCTAAACCAATCATTAAATACTTGCCAATACATAAGATAAGGAAGTGAGCTTACTATAAGTCCGTTTTGGTCGTCTGCTGTGATGTTTTGTGTTGTGAATGGTATGTTGTAAAGTCTGTTAAATAGACTTCGTGCAGATGAGTGAATGCCGGTGATTACGAGTTTAGGCATTTCATATTCCATTTTTTGCTCGAATTCTCCAGTTAAATTTTCGCCGTTAAACTGTGGTAATCCTGCGACAAGGTTGTTTTTGCGCTGGAAAAACATGTAAATGTCTAGATAGAGATTATCCATAGTCGGATATTTTGACACGGTTAATCTGCAGAAACTTGATAAGTCAATTCGGTATGTTTCGCCTGGTAATACAAGTTCGTTTATGTAAAAAGGTATGAGTTCGCCAAGATTTCCTGTTGTCTGACTTCTATCGAAATATGATATTTTTGTTCTTGGCCGGTAAATTTGCGGCACGTTGTTTCCGTTTACTGTAGCGTTGCTTATCATTCTTTATTCTCCTCTTTTTTGCTTTTTTTGTTGATTTCTGTTTCTACGAGGTTTTTAGCCCAATTTTCGCCGTTTGCTAAGAATTCGTCTATGTCGTTGTTAAACTCTTTTTTGATTTTTGGACTTAAATTTTCCCAGATTTCATTGCATTTGTTTTTGTTATCTAAGACGCTACGCAGGTCTCCAATTGCGCTGATTTCTCCGGTGAGTTCTCTTGCGGCGTTTTTCATTTCTTCACGTGTAAGTTCTATATTTCCGTTGTATTTTTTGAGTGTCTCGTAGATTTCGGTTCCCTCGCGGCCGGACTGTGTATAGTCGTAGGCATTTATAAATTTTCCGTTTCTTTTGATTTTGACTTTTTCTTTATCAAATTTTTCGCAAACTTTAGTATGCCTATTGTATTTTTTAAATTTTGTTTTTTTGATTTCTGTTTCTTCCAGCTCAATAGAATAACCATTATCAGTATTTTCGTTTTTTTCATCGGTCATTTATATCAATCCCCCATAGTGTAATTCTGAATTTTTTGTGATGTTTAGAACCTGTCTCCGCCGAACATAAATCTGTTTTTGAGATTGACTTTTCGAGTTCTCTGTGCGGTGCGTGTAAATGTCTGTCTGTCATTCATTTTATTTTCCTTTCGGTTGCGCGTGGAGAGGATTATATGGAGAAAACACGGCATGCGCGCCCCGCCGGATTTTCTAGTTAATCATGTTGTTGTCGAGCAACGATTGTATGACTGCAACAATCCAGCCGCCCCATTTAATAACTTCAGAGAGAATGTGCTTCATTGATTGCTCTTGCGTCTGTTGCTTCCATGATGTCAATAATGGTGTTGTCGGTAATCCCTTTGTTTTCATCGAGAATACCAATCTGAATAAGTTTGTAATCTTCCGGGTGTTTCGCAATTAAAGAATTTTCGTCTTTGCAGATGTCAATAAATTCTCTTAGTGCAATTGCACGGTTCTGCCGTACAATACAATTCTGATGTTCTTCCATTTTCTTATCAAAGATTTCTACGATAATTTTTGTCATTTCCTTGTCCTTTTCTTCTAAAAAGTTGTATAAAAAAAATTTAATTAATAGAATCAGTTATTTGTCCTTTAGTATACATAAGAGTTATTATTGCGCTTACCCCAAAAACAACCGTCAGCAGTCCTGATACTGCCCGGAAAGGGCGGACGGGAGACGGA